ATTAGGCATAAACACCATAGCCAGAATATCTACATTATATTTTTTATGTGTCTCTGATAACTTCCTAGTATTCTCTGAAGCAAAAGTGAACTTCTTTTGGGCTGTTATATTTCTTGCCTTAACTTGGACTGTATATCTAGCTGACCCTAATTCACAAATTAAATCTGCCGGATGTTTGCTTTGCGTTTCATAAGCAAAATCGCAATGCTCAAGTAAAAATGTTTTAACTAAGGACTCAGCATAAGCGCCAAGCCTAGAATTATTTAAGTGATCTTCTGCTGTTTTTGCTGACATAAGGCAAGCTGCCTTGAGTTAAATGCTGATCTAGTTGGAAGCTGAGTACCGTAATTGGATCTTAATAATTCTTCAGATGCTTCAAGCCAAAGACCCAATTCCATTAGCTCGCGCGTTTTTCTAAATCGCATAAAGCCTTCTATGCCTAAATTAAATGCTAGGTCTATACAGACCATTCTGACTTCTTCTGGGAACGTTCTCCAAATACCCCAGTTAAGAGTCAAGCCATCAGTAACTTTTTTAATATCGTTATTTAATAAGTACATAGCTTCATCTTCTGTAATGCCAACATCAGTAAGATTTCTGCCAATTCCAATGCTTACCTTATTTGCTTTGCAAGTATAAAGATGACACATCACCCCTTCATGGCGCATAAGCATTTTTTTTACTTTATCCATCATCATTTTGCTAACCCTTTAGTTTTTTCGAATGTTCGTAATCCGCCTAAACCCAACATGCCCATTAAAACTGTTAATAAGCTGCTCATATCAAACTGGGGCGCATTAACTTCTATGCCATAGATAATAAAAGCAAAAGCTAAAATAGGTTCAATAATGAAATGATATGCCAACGCTAAAGCGCATATCCATCCGGTGAAGGGTCTCCACCCAGCAACAAAAACTTTTCTATGGCTGGCTTCAACTTTATTAACTTCAAGTTGAGCCATATTAGCTTTGTGTAATTCTTGGTTTAATTCGTGTTGCAGTTTGGTCTTTAAATCTTTATCTGCAATTAACTTATCCAGAATATGACTTACAGGCTCAATAAGTTTATCAATCATACAATGACTAAATTAGACCTCTTACGATTATTGCCATAAGGCTGATAATAATTGTTGTAAGACCTGCTAAGAGCCAAGTTTTCATGCTTTGAACTGAAGTCTGCAAATCATCCGTCTTGCGAAAAATTTGCTTCCAGCGAATATTACATTCGCGTTCATGTGCATTAAGCTCACCAGCAACTACTGATAAATCATTAGCAACATCATTAGCAGTCTTACGAGCTGACATTAGACTTCGGAAACGTCTGCTTCTTCTATTGTGTCTGCTTCAGCTTCAATTTTATCTTCTTTTATAAAGTTTTGTAATTGTTGCTTTTGAAATTCAACAGCACTTGCAGCCTTAACAGATTGATAGTTAGCTTCTTGGGCTTCCTTGTCCATTCTTTGTATTGCAACAAAACTTTGTGTAACTCTGGGCGTTAGGTTTTCAGTTTTGTAAACCTTATCAAACATTGTTACTTCAGTTATTTCTTTTCTTTCATCTTCCATTATAAATACCTCTCCATGGTTTGTTATTTATAAATTATATACCAATTTTAAAATTACGTTTTAGGATGTGTAGATTTAATTTCTGCTATTTTATCCGCCCAGGTTGTCGTTCCGTTTACAGAATCCCAATACTGCATGTCTAGTTGATCTTCTAAACTAGGATAGTTTTTTATTCTATCTCTAACGTATTCTTGATTATCCCAATCAGTTTGTAACTCTATAATTTTTGCATCTATTTCTTGATCTGTTGGTTTATTATCAATGTCTTTTAACCATCTTAAAGTTGGTGTTCCATCAATATCTTCTACGACATATTCTATTCCAAATTCGTATTCTGGTTTTAAATTATGTATTGCTGTTGCTATATCCATTTTTTTCCTGTTGTTATTACTCTATTTTTACGATGTACATATAACAATTAGTTGTGTATACGCCATTTCCTGATAAATCAACACCATTTGTAGCAGTATAATTGGATAGAGAATATCTAAAATCAATTACATCGTTTTGTGCTAAATCCCATACATTATTGACATCAATTACAAATCTAATTATATCTGCACCACTACTTTTACTATATTGTTGTGTGCTGTAATTAGGTAATTGCGTACCATTTTTATACAGATATACTTGAGATACAACCTGACCATTAGCAGTAGTCTGAAAATTTTCACTCCTAACTTTTCCTAAAAATAAATATTTACCAGCTGAAGGTACAGTATAAGTGTTGTTAGTTGTATTAAATGCATTATTAGAATTGCCAAAAAGAACATGGTCAAAACCTATTTTAGTTACAACATTTCTTGGTATTGTTTGATTTGAAAAGCCATTGGCTAACGTAATTTTAACACCGCCTGATAGAACACCGCTACCACCACCACCACCACCACTTATTGTAATTGTTTTAGTTGCGCCTGTTCCTGATGCCGTAACACCTGAACCAACAAAGTTAAGAGTTGAAGCTGCTGTTGATAATGTTGAACCTTCATCTTGTACAGTAATAGTGTTGCTTCCACCGCCACCACCTGACTGAGCAACCCAATCATAGTCTGATCCATTCCAAGATAGAACTTCATTAGTTGATGCAGTGCTTTTATTTAAATGAGCATCAACAGAAGCATTATTGTAGCTTCCACCGCCACCACCACCAGCAGCCCATCCAATTCCACTTCCTGTTGAAGTTAAAACTTGTCCATTACTACCTTGAGCACCAGCAATTGTTAAGTTATCAAGATTTACAGTTCCAGTTATATCAATACCAGCTGTAGTTGTTTCAAACTTTTTAGAGTTATTATAATAAAGGTCGCAAGAACCATCTTCTTTAAAATGGGCTAGTGTTTTTGAATTGTTTTGTGATGTTACTTCAAACTCATCAATACGGGTATTTAACCTATTACCTGAACCACCATTTACTCTCAGTACGCCCTCTACTCCGTCAAAGTAGAGCTGCATTTCATCACTGCCACCATAATAGCTTTTTTTGTTATATCCTTGCTTAGTACCTTCTGTAAATGCAACAAGTTCATTACTATCAATAGTAATTGCGTTAGCATTTCCGTTATCAGTAATACTTGGTGTGCTTCCACCGCTTGATGGTGTAGACCAAGTCAAAAGACCACTTCCATTAGTTGTTAAGACTTGGTTATTTGTACCAGCATTATTGGGCAATGTTAATGTGTAACTTGCTCCCGCACTATGCGGAGCACCTTTGATTGTTATTCCATGGGTATTAGCTTCACAATTAAGTATAAATTGACCTGAACCCTTAGTAGCGTTTCCTTTAAATACAACAACACCTGAGCCATCTGGGGCTAAGTTAATTGCACCATTGCTTGTACTAATAATAGAATTTCCATTTACATCTAAATTGCCACCAAGCTGAGGAGTTGTATCTTCTACAACATTGTTTATAGAAACAGCCTGTACTCTTGCATCAGTGTAATAAAGATTTGAGTTTTCAGATAAGTTTGCAGTTGTTTTATTGCCAAAAGCAGAATCAAATCTACTTGATGTGTAATAAAGATTAGTTCCTTCTGCTAAATTAGAAGTAGACTTAGTTGCAAGTCTAGTATCAAAATTAGAATTTGCCCTAGCAGTTGTAAAATAAAGATTAGTATTCTCAGTAATGGTAGAGGTGTTTAATGTAATGTTTGCTGAACCATTAAAGCTAATTCCAGATATTGTTCTAGCGTTTTGCAATACAGTTGCACTTGTAGCATTGCCAACTACTGATGCAGTTACTTGATTAAAAACTACATTGTTGCTAGTACCTACTGGCTGACCAATAGCAAAGGTTACTCCATTACCTGAAGCACTTGAGCTAACACCAGTTCCGCCTAATAAACTTAAAGTTTCTGAATCCAGATCAATACCAATTGTATTAGAGCCATCAGTTATATCTAAATCTTGAGCTGTTACCTGGCTATCAACATAGCTTTTAATTGATTGTTGAGTTGCTAATTTTGTTGGGCTATTGCTGCCCATATTATCCTCATCAACAATATCAGTAATTGTTACTGACCCAGTTCCAGATAAAGTATTAAACTCAACACCAACAGCATCAATAGTTCCGTCTACATTTACATTTGCAGCAGCTAAGTCAATATATGGAGCTGATAATTGAATTTCTCCATCTGCTTTAAGGTCTAAAGTGCCATCAGTTGAAGAAAACACATATATAGCTGAGTCTCTAAATTGCACCCTATCGGTTGTTGATAAATTAATATTAGTTCCACCAGAGGAATTACCAACAGCAAGAATATTGCTTAATGAATAATCTGAACCAACTTGGCTGTCAACATAGCTTTTAATTGACTGCTGGGTTGCCAGTGCTGTAGCTGAGTTAGAATTAAAATTATCCTCATCTAAAATAGAAGTTACTGTTGCACCGCTATTAAAACTAAAGCTAGTAAGACCATTAACAGTACCAACATTAATATCAACTGAATTATTAACACCAATATTAAATGGCATAGTGATCCAAGCATTATTTGCTGAATTTCTAAGTTTCATTTTTCCAGAAGTTTCATCTACCCAAAACTCATAAGCAAATTTAGTTGTAGGCTCTGAACTACCACTATTATTTGAAACAATAGCAGTTAAAGCATTGTTTAGATCAGCCCTAAAGTTAGCCCCAGATTGGTTAATTAAATTGTAATCATGTTGTGCCATTTTTAATTCCTGTTTTTATTAATTTTATACCTTCATTTGATATTTATAAATCCTTTATAACCAAATAGCGGTGGCAATTGTTTTTACCAAATTATCCTGTCCAGACATGTCATCACCTTTAGTAAAATGTAAAACCTTAGTAGCAGTTACAGGTAGTTGATCGTCATCAGCATCATCAAATAAATCATTGTAGACAACCATCAAAGTTGGATAAGTTTCTTCTCCTTCTGGTGCTGGTGTCATTGCTGGATATGTCTCAATTCTTTGAACTGTTCTTGTTAATGTTATTGCCATTTTGTATACCTCCTAGGTATTTAGGTTTGTGGATATAATTTATCCATATCAAACATGTGTTGAAAAGAAGGCTTTATTGCCTCCAATTTATTTATAGATAGTTCTTCATCAATAGAACCATCAGCATCTATAACTGCTGGCACTTCGTATCTAACAGGTGCTTCCTCATATAATTCCTCAATATAATAGTAAGGAACATTATTTTTGATGTAACTAGCCATTATTCTGAAAAGAACTCTAAGAAATATCCATCTAATGTTGTATTTGGTAAAAGAACCTTATCCATAATCCATTGGGTAGTGCCACCTGTAGCAGAGTATGTTGCATTTGCCCTTCTGTATTCGCCCAGATAAGTTCCTGAATTAGATGTGCCGTTGTATATCTTTAAGACTTCCCAGCCTGCATTGCTTGTTGGCATGTATATTTTAAAAGTATCGTTCTGTATAGCTCCAAACACGCCAGCATGCCCAGTAACTTTCCAAAACTCCCAGGGTGCATTACTAAATAAATTAGACCCTAGATCATTGGTTGATCCAAAGCCACCGCCTAAAAATCTTGCGTAACCCCAATAAATATAAGCCGGACTAGAGATTTGAAAGTTACCTGAAGTAATTTGCGGTGACCAGTCAATATCTAAATCATTTGCATCTCTAAACTCTCCCATGCTTATAGTCGTTCCACTTCCTTGGCTTATACCATTTGAATCATAGGTTTTATTTGTATAGCCAATACCCCTAACATCTGAGTCATTGAGACTAACTGAGCTGTTATTGCTTCCGCCTACTTCAACATGGATGGCGTTCATGGATAAGTTAGTTACAGGTAAAAAAGACATTACGCTGCCCCTATCAGTTCTTTTAATTCATCTATTTGCTTTTGTTGATCTTTAACAGTCTCAATTAAATATCCAACCAAATTACCGTAAGCAACTGATTTAGTTCCTATTTCGTCATCTGCTGTTAATACAAGTTCAGGGGCTATCTTTTCTATTTCTTGAGCTATGACTCCGCTTCCTTGTTTCTCGTCTTTAGTGAAGCTAACACCTCGCATTTTTAAAGCTAGTTTTGGATCAAGTGTTTGTATGTTTGTTTTTAATCGTTGGTCTGAGAATGCTGTTACGTTGCCTGAAGCTGTAAAATTTCCTGCATCAGTAACTTTTGCTAAAACAACAGTCCAATCATAGTCTACAATTTCCCACACTGAATTGGCATTAGTGCCTAGCTGGTTTGTTATTGAACCTGCTGGTCTATCTGTAACTTTACCAATTCTACCTATTGACGTTGCATTACTTGGAGTCCAAGAGCCTATATATAATTGACTAGATGTAATGTTTCTTGCAGCATCTATTACACTCGTAGTGCCAACCTTATATCCATTAGCAACAGCTAAAGTCATTTCACTCGCGTCAAAAGTTGCAACTGCTGTAAAACCCCCTAATGCTGGGGCGCGATAAATTATAAGCTGGTCATTTGTAGTTCCTCTATCAGAAATACCCCATCTAAGATTTGCTTCAGTAAAACCATCACCATAACCGAAGAAAATCTCAGCAACATCACCAGCACCAACTGCATTTATATGAAGCTCACCCCTATTACCTGCTCTAAATCCTCTGCCCAATAACTGACCAGCTGCCGAAAGATTTCCTGTAGCTGTAATAGTTCCAATATTTGACATGTTTCTTGAGGCATCTATGACTGTTGTAAAATTATTTACTTGACCTATTGCAAGTTGAGGAGCAATAGTTCTACTTGATTGTAATGTAAGACAAACAGAACCTGAGCCACCTGCATATAGATACGTTGCACCAGAAACCCCTGACATTATAGGCGTATCTCCGTAACCTCTGTAATTCACCGCAGTAGAAGCATTGCCATAATAGTTTGAACTATTACTTCTAATTAAACCTGAAGCTGTAATAGCTCCTGCTGAAATATTTCTTGCGGTATCTATGACTGTTGTGCCATTTATCTGATAGCCACCTGCTGTTGTATTAATATCTCTTGCAGCTAGTATTGATTTATTTCCAGACTGACTACCTACAGCAAGTGTATAGAGGTTTGAGGAATCAGCAGCAGTAGAGTTTGCAATTTGTACTCTAGCACCATCTCCACCCATAATAGTTCTACCTGCAAAAGTTGCAGCTCCTGAAGCTGGTATGCTCCAGTTATTACCTGATAAAGGGTTGCCACGGAAATAATGATTATCACCGCTAGAAGCTCCGTGATATTGATTAGTAGCATAGTTATAATAAGTAGGAACAGTGTCTTGAATGTAAAATTCTCCACTTCTAAAAGCTGTTCTTCCTGCTGTATCGGAATAGAAGTAACCATCAGTACCATCGCCAACTCTTAATCGTGTTCCAGTGATAAAGCCCGAACTAGTAATACCTCCTGAAGCAATAGTTCCAATGTTGGTAATGTTGTTGGCTTTAAAATCAAACAGACCTGTAGCACCAATAGAAAGACGTTCTGTACCACTTGTTGCAAACGCTAGAGGTTTGGCTTCATAATTCCAAACAAAAGCATGAGTACCATTTAAACCTACGCGTACTCCATCATTATTGCCAGTGCCTTGTGCTGTTGTTTGTAGATATATTCCTACGTTGTCATTATCGCGGAAATATGAGTTATCGGACGTTACTATAATAGTTCCACTAGTGATAGAACCTGCTACAGATAAACCACTACCATCTAAATCCATTTTTGTTGAACCAATGATATCAAAATCAATTCTAGTGGTTGCATCTATTGTTATTGGATAACCTGAGTCTATCCATAGACCTTTAGTTGCTCTTGTAGCGTAAGGTAGTTTTATAGAAGCAAAATCAGTTCCTGTACTATTAAACGTCCAATTTACAGCACCACTAGTTGTTCCCACTCCTGATTTTAAATTTATTTCAGCGTTATCAGAATCTATTAAAAGATTTCCTGAGCTAGTAATAGCCCCTGAAGCAATAGTTCCTGAAATAGATATTGCATTGGCTAGGTTTAAAGTAACTGATCCTGAAGTACCTCCGCCAGTTAAGTTGCTACCTGCAACAACTGCTGTAATATCTCCCGCACCACCACCGCCAACAGCAGCTCCGTTAAAGTATAAAGCTCCGCCTACATTATAAATTTTGTTTGTTGTACTTGATGGAGTTTGGACTGGTAGTTGTATAGCATCGGCTGTAACTTCTCCAGTAAAGGTTGCATTTTGCGAGGTGTCTAAAGTTAAGGAAAGGGCATTGCCACTATTAATTTTTAAAGTTCCTGCCGTTCCCAATGATGCTGTATTTCCAAAAGCAGTATATGAGAATGATGCCTTAGTTGTTAGGGTTGCGTTATTGTGTGTTTGCGATTGTATTTTAAAACTAGCATCCCCATTCGCACTGACCAACCTTGCATCAGCTTGAATAGTTCTGTCATTTGCATCAGATACGTTATAAACCTTTCCAATAACCAAATCAGGCTGTGACCCTGTAGCTTCAAAATTACCATTAACAACAAAATCACCATCTATATTAGCAACCTCTAAAAGAGTTATTGATCCTGTTCCAGAAGAACTGTAAGACATTAAATTGCTTAATGGCTCACCATTTAAAGTGATAACAGAAGCATCAAGTGTTCCTGTAATCGTGGCATTAGTAACATTTAAAGATGATGCTGTTATAGCTCCTGAGATGTTTGCATTTGTAGCCACTAAAGCGCCAGCTAGTGAAACCCTAAAAGGCGCACTACCAAAAGTATTATTGCCCAGGTGTATTCCAGCAGCAGTTGATAATGAAATTCTTGATGTGCCACTACCTGCAATTAAACTATTAGAGCCAACGGTAAATCCACCAATTACCCCTGTAGTTGCAGCAATGCTACCTGCTATATTTAAAGCTGATCCGTCCCATCTTAAAAAGCTTGAGCTATTACCTATATTAAATTTAGCAGTACCGCCATCATTACCAAGCCAAAAACCAGCAGCATTACTTGAGTAGCCTGTTTTGTTTTGTCGAACTGACATACCAGCAGCAGTTCCAAGATTTAACTCACCAGTCGTAATATTGCTGGCATTTAAATTAGTAACTGCAACGTTGGTTGCATTTAAAGTTCCGGTAGTAATGTTATTTGCAGATATAACTCCAAATACACCAGAAGCAGAGGTTAAAGTGCCTGCTGTTATTCTTGACGCATCAATAGCTCTGGCAACAATTTTTACTGCTGTTATTGAGTTTGCTGCAATACTGTCTTGGTTTACAGCATCAGTAGCAATAAGCGCATTATTAATAGCATCATCAACAATCTTAGCTCTTGTTATCGCATCATCTTTAATTATTAAATTACCGCCAACATATTGAAACATTGATGTATTAATATTATTAGCTGTTAGCGTTCCTGTAATTGTTGCGCTAGTGGCAACCAAACCTCCATTCATTGCAACTTTAAATGGGGCTGATCCAAAACTAGCGTTGCCCAGATATATACCATTAGCATCAGCTTTAAATATATTGTTACCAGAGCCGATTGCAATGCTTGTTGATATAGTTCCAGTAGAAGCTGAAATGTCTCCGGCAACTAATAGGTTAGTTCCATCAAATCTTAAATATTTACTTGCTGAACCTATGTTTAATTTAGTAGTACCTCCATCATTTCCTAACCATAGTCCGGTTGTGGAATTATCGGTATATCCTGACTTCCCTTGCTTAACAGCCATGCCATTTGCAGTTCCTAAATTTAGCTCACCTGTATTTATTTTTGCAGCAGATAAGTCATTAACTTTTACATTAGTTACAGCTCCATTTCCAAGTTTATTTGTAACAATTGCTGAATCTTTTATATCTGGCGTACCTGTAGGCGCATCACCTACTGTAAAAGTTAATGCAGTTGCAGTTGATTCAACGCCTACGCTATTTAATGCAGTAATATTAGCAACGTAATTAGCATCTACCGGTAAGAAATTAAGATCACAATTATTAACATCAACAATTCTATTTATTTGCTGGTTACCAGAAGAATCCTTAACGTTTACCCTCCATTGATAATAGGGATAATCAGTGGGTAAAGCCCAAGCCAAAAAGGGTCTAGATGTGTTTGAATTATCTGTATCTGTAAAAGCTAAACTGGTTGGAGCTTTTACAGCATAAGCACTAGGAACATTTGCTAACGCTTCTACTGCTTCTTGAGGTGGTACTGTCCAAGTATAGACGTCAAAATATTCAAGCATTGAAACAGCAACTAACCCACTAGGCTGAAGTTCTAATGCCTCAACTCTAAATGTTTTTCCGCTAAATCCTAATGGTGCGTATGTAAGATTTGTAATGTCTCCAACGTTTAATTTATACATCTCTGGCGTTCCTAAGAACTGTATAGTTGTTTGGTGTCTGCTTCTGACAAGAATCGTTTTAGCATGGTTATATGCTATATATGCAGAAGTTGTATGCGGAAATTCAACCTTTAGCTCAAGAACCTCACCGCCATCATCACTAGTGTAATCATTAGAATCAGTTGTAGCTTCATGGTAAACAGTAGCAGTATCCATCTCATATCTTTTATTAGCATTAAAAAACTCAACTACTACCTTGTTTGCTTTTTTATCTTTGTTTCCGTAATCAACTGAAATGCCGGAATCAGCAATAATATGATTATCATTAATACTAAATGTTGATGATCCGGTATCTTCTATTTGTAACTCATATTTCCCATCAACATAATTGAATATCCCACGCATGTTAGATAAAAGTTCTTTAGAGTTTTCCATAACTGTCTTATTACAATCAATGTAAGCGTTGCAATGAAACCTTTTAGATTTAATTAAAGAGCTTCCAGATTGACTTGAATAATTACCACCTAAAGTTCCATTAAAAAAAACAATATACTCAGGATTTTCACTGAAAAATTCATTACGTTGAAGGGCTGTAATCTCTTTCCCATCAATAACGCCATTTCCATTGGCGTCATATACGTCCATTAGCTCACTAACTTTATTTTGCCACCACATTACATTAGCTGAACCGCCAAGAACTTTTATAAAATTGTCACCGCTTGAGCCAGACCATGTAAGGGCTTTTGCTGATCCATTAAAATATGGGCTATTAACTTCAGTATCAGCTTTGTTAGCTGCTGCACTAAAGGTAGCCATGTTAATTTGGGAAGTCGCCAAGCCTTTTCCGTAATCGTTGTTCTGAATCAGATCAAGGAAGCACAAAGCTGGGTTTGAACTCCAAGCGGTTGAGTTATCCCTGGGATCAAATACTTTTTTACCCTTTACCTGAACTGTTAATTGTGGGACTCCACGAAACTGTCCTTTAGAATCATAGATGTACGAAGCTGCAATGTAAGCAACGCCATTTAATTTATGTGCTGTAGTCCATTTACTACCAATGGAAGCTCTGAGCATTGGGTCTGCTGCTTGCGAAGCTGCTCCATGATGTAAATTCATCACATACCTATAACCGCCAAGTGCCGGATTAGTACCAAAAGTACCGCCTGTTAAATCAACTGATCCTGAGTTTTGATTAGCAGTACACAATGAGCCAGAGCCGGATGATATTTTATCTGAGCCTATGTAACCACCATTTCTAAATTGCTTAGAGTCTCGCAAGGAATTACCACTAAGTTCAATAGTCTCCCCCATTATTTCTTCACATTCACCAACTGATAAGGCATAAACAACATATAAATGAGTTGATGAATTTCCAGCGGTGTCCATATAAACTATTTGCGCACCAACCCTTCTTGATCCATATATAACAGGAATTTTGCCACCAGCAGCAATCTTGTTAGCCATGATATCTTGCCCTTTTGCAAGCATGTCTTTTGCTTGCATATACCCTTTGACACCAACGCCAAGAGTTAGGACTGTCATGGCTATCTGAAAGCCATCACTAGCCATTACTTTAAGTATAAAAGCTCCTACTGCTCTAAAGAAATCCATTAGCTACCCCACCTGACATCTGATTTAGTCTGAGTAGCAAACTCCATTCCTTTATCGCCCGCGCTAAAACCCTCTTGAGATTCCTCGCTGAAATGCCTCCCCTTCGTCAAATTCCAGTTAGCCCAATGAGAAGCAACTTTTAGCGATAAATTTGAACTGCTTACAGTTTCAGAAATAGAGACACTTCTGATTTTTCCAGTAAAGTAATTTATTGCGCCAACTATTGATTCATTTTCATTAAAATAGGCTAAATGTATTTCAACTATTTTGTCTGTAAATGATCCATTTTGAACTAATGCCCTTACCTGATCTGTTACGTTAGAAAAACCCATGCTAATCTCATCCACTTGTAATTGACCTGTTTCAGTTATTGAATCAACACTAAGAAAACTTCCACCGGCTTCATAAGCTTCAGAATTAAATGTAACGTTTGAATACCAATCAGTTAATCTAATCGTTGATGATAATTGTAGTTCTACTAAAAATGCTGTCTTAGTTGTAGGTGCAGAAACTTGCGCTTGTAAAGCTGTTGATAAGGTTCTTGGCATTAGATCGACTCTCTGACATCAAACGATATTGAGTAAAAACCAGAAGCATTTGTAGAATACATAATTTCACCGCTTGATAGATATACTGTAAATTGTGGTTTATTAACTACAACTGCTGAATTGTTTGCTATGGCTGTTACCAAACTGGGCGATATTAAAACTGTTAATTGACCAGATGAATCAGCATCTATATCTGCTTGCACCATATAAACTTTTGTATGTCCTGTAAACTTAATAAGATCACCAGCTTTTAAAGCCCCAGATTGATTAGCTGTAAACCCATCCAAGGCTATAGAGCCATCACCAATAGCTTGTGCGCCATTAGCTAATATATCCGTTTCTGATTTAGCAGCTCCCAAATTGTCCAGAGGTGCTGCAATTGTGAAATCCTCAAAACTTCCTTTCTGTTTTTGTAAAAATGCAAAATATGCCTGCCCATTTTCTTGGGTCATTGGTGGCATTTGAACTGTGAAGCTAAAATATTGTCCGCCTATTAATCTTGCAGATTTTTTACCTGACAAAGTTTGGTTAAGTATCGTTGGCTGATTATCTTTAAACTGTAAAGATTTAAAGCCTATTGTTGTTGGGTATAGACCAGACATTATATAACTCCCATCTTGCCTTGATTATTCATGGCGTTGTTTATTATTGATGTTATTAATCCTTTTCTTGATTGCAGCAATTGGTCAAAGCCGGCTGCATCTACTGCATTAATATTAAAATTTATTGTTGGAGATGACTGAGACTGACCTTGTTCGTGATCTACTACTGTTTCATTTGGATGTAAAACTGCTGGAAATCCTCCCTTGCCATCTACACCGCCAGCCCTAGCGCCCATTCCTGTATATCCACCACCTGCAAAAGATATAGAATCAGTCAAAGCTGTAGCTTTAGCTGTTGAAGGATCAAAATAATCAGTAACGCCACTACTAATAAAACCTACTAATTTTTTTACTATAAACACATTGATTAATTCGTTTATTACCGCTTGCGCTATAGACGTTGCAAGCTCTTTAAAACTCAAGAATTCAGCGCTTGCAAAGTCGAAGAAATTTTTAAAAGCAGATGTAAGCCGACCCTCAATAGTATCTGCAAACTGTTGAACTACAGTTATATTTTCTTTAATATTTTTGCTAAATTCTGCTAATGGAGCTGGGTTTGTTAATTGAGCATTTAGTTTTTTTTGTATCTCAGCCTGTTTTTCTCTTGCACCGACTGCTGTTTCCAATACTGAAATTTCTTCTTTAGTTTTTTTAATACTTACAGCTACTACTTGCAGACCTCTAAAATTTGTTTTGTTTAAGCCTGCTTGCGTTGTTTCTAAGACTTTTAAAGTATCCTTTTGTTCATTTAATTTATTAGTAAGTTCTTCTGTACTTTTAGTGAATAAATCTGGCTTTATTAACCCCATTGTTTCTGCGAAATTTAATATAGCGGTTGAAGTGCTAATAAACGCTTCTTGTAATGGAAGTAATACCTGCCTTTTAAGCCTGTTCATAGTGTCGTTGAAAGCTTCGGCTTTTCTTATAGATTCTTCTGTAATGACGCCTGTTGCAGACTCAGCCAGATCATTCATGGCATCAGAACCGCCTTTAACTAGGTTAGCCATTGTTATACCAACCTTTGCGCCAAAGACTTGAGCTAATAAAGCATTTCTTTTGAATGGTTCTTGTATAGAATCCAGACTAACAAAAAATTCTTTAAATAAAGCTTCAGACTTTTTAGTTTCACCGCTTGAATCTTTTAAGGATATCCCCATTTCCTCAAACGCCTGCTTAGCCAAACCAGTTCCCATTGTGGCTTCACCAACTCCCTTAGAGAAAAATTTAAGCGCTTTATTAAACTGCTCAGTTTCTACGCCAGATTGTTGAGCTGCAAATTGGTATTTTTGTAAGAATCCAGTTGTAACCCCAATAGCATCTGCTGTTTTGCCGATATTATCAGCAACCTCTAAAGTTTCAGCTCCAAACTGAACAATGGCTCTAACCGCAAAAACACCAGCAAATGCACCAGCCAGCTTCTTCATAGCTCCCTGAGTTTTACTAATGTTCTTATCTACGCCAGCAAATCCCTTCTTAGTATTATCCTTTGCTGAAATTCTTAATTTATAATCAGTTGCCATTTTTCATTTGCCTGTTTTTTTCTTCTAAATACGCCATCCATCCAGTAAATTCGGATAAGGTTAGCTTTTCTTCTAGTTCAACTACTGTGCAATGCAGTAATTCAGCTAAATAATACCTAGCAAATAAGTCCTTATCCTCTGCTACTTTTTTGCTTGCTGCTCATAAGTTGGGCTAGACATTATTTCAGTCGCTACCCTTGCTAAAACATCCTTATCAACATTGTTCATTAATGCGTTTTTGTCTGATAGATCAAATACTTTTTCACCATCAGAATCTAAGGCTTTATGTATTAAGCAATATGCCATCAACGCAACATCATCATCTTTTGCAAATCTTTGCAATTTAGACATTTCTGCTAATGTTAATGGCTTTGCATATACCTTTAGAATTTCATCTCCATCACTCCATTCAGGAATCTCTATCTCTTTTATTTCCAACCCATCAAAATGGGCTTTAGCCTTATCAATTATTTTCATACTTATACTGTTGCTGTACTTAAAGCACCAGTTCCCTGGACACTTATAGACGCTTCAACCATTCCATCAAATGAGCCAGTAATAGTTTTACCCGTTACCAATGCTGTACCACTATAATAAGTGTCACCTGACGCTGCGCCCTCTGGATAAAATACTAAAGTTACTGATGCACCAACAGATAGTGCTACTTGACCTGCTGAATCAGTCTCATCCCAGAAGCAATCTACACTTCCGCTAAAACTAGTAAGAGAAGGCAAATATGTTCTTGCAGCATCTCCCATTTTTGTAGTCTCAAGCGTATCTGCGGATTCTTCTAAAGAGTAAGATTTCACTTCAGCTACAGTTGCACTTCCAACTTTTACTAAACCTTCACTTCCTTTATGTGTTGCCATTCTTTATTCCTCGTTTTTTTTACTTTGTTTTGAAGAAGATTTAATTGGGGCTGCTTCTTCTTTCCAACCCTTTTCTTTTAGATACGCCACTTTGTGTTTTGGTGCATCAATAGAATCTATGCCATTTGGACTAATCATTTTCATAATATTCCCTCGTTAAACTGCCACGTCTGGAGCTTGCTCTTTGACGTAATAGTTAGTTAAAAAATTCAATGTTGCGTATGCCAAAGGAGTTTCACCTTCTGCATTAAAATCAATCTCAGTTGATTCCAGGTAACAATCTTTAGCCAATCCATTTAAAGTAGGGTCTGCTGCAATAGCTATTTCTACCTCTTTGGCTGAAGTGTCTATGGTGTCATCAAAATTACTAGTAGCTTTAACGTAAATTTCAACAGCAACAATTAAATTTCTGCTTGATAATCTGTTAGTTCCTATAACCTCTGGCATTGAGTCCTCTGACTTGGTGTAAACCAATAAAGCTGGCGTTCCGCCTGTAGCTAATGGATAAACCCTTGATTCATAAACTCTATTCCCAGTAGTTGTTAAATTATTAAGAGTAGTTGCTATTTGCTCTCTTATTTGATTTCTTACATGCTTTGCCATTAGATTTTCTGAAGCTCCAAAGCACTAAAGCCAGTTCTGTCACTTTGTATATTTACAACAGTAAAATTAGCTGCTGGACTTAAAATATTACCCTCAACATCTTTAATAGCTGAAACTTGCAAGGTGTTTCCATGCGCAATACTCGGCACGTCTATTGATCTGCAATATGCAACCGGCTTAGTTGCTTCTATAGAAACTTCCAATCCGTCTTGCTCTACATATTCATTATTTAAAATAATGTTTATAGTTGTTTGTGCGTTTCCGCTATTGGTATAAATCGCCTGTACACCATGCCCAAAATTTATATCTAAATATGACGCCATATCTGATTCAGTTTCCATTAAATATTGAGACATGATTATTGAATTGCCAGAACAAGCTCAACCATTCCAACATTATCAGGCTGAGCATTAACTACAAGAAAATTTGTCGCTGGGGTTAATGTAGAGCCATTGTTTGTAGTGATTGCATTAACTGTCACCCTATCATTAATACTTATGTTTGGAACGTCTGTTGCCCTTACATGCGCCCTAGGCTGATAGCCTTCAACTGCAACTGCATTACCTTGTATAGAGAAATAATCTTGGTCAATTATAAGATTGATTCCGTAAGAGTTGCCAGAATCAATATCAAAGTAAGAATCAACTAAACCTGATCTTGAGTCCCAAGGTATTCCTTGTAATGAAAAAAAAGTAGCAGTTACCCCGCCAATCTGCGGATTCACATAACTATTAAAATCTCTGCTACTTTCTAAAGGCATGACTACTTATCTGATCTCTTTTTTGGAGACTTAATTGCTTTATTATCTAAAGGTTTGTCTTTGTGGCTTACATCCTCTGCACAATGACTTGTAATAAATTGTTTGGCTTCAGCAGCAGTTACATCTACTACGTCACCTTCGTATCTGGTAACACCTCTAACGTGTGTCGTTTTTAAAATTCTAATTTCCATAATTTTTTCCTAAAAAAGGGTGACCAATTAAGGTCACCCAGAACAACAATACTAGTTAAGCTAATATGTCTTTAATAACCCCAAAACCATCATCATTTCTCAGACCTACATCCAAATCCTGGAAAAAAGCTAGCCTTGTTCCACCAGATGTAGATAAGCTTGATGTGTCTACGACAATATCAATTCCAGACCAGAAGCCAAGCATGACGTTAGAGAAATCACCAAATATAGCAGCAGAACAATTAGCGCCAGAGTTACCTTTTACAAGGTTGCTTGGTACTAAAGTTGTTGAAGATACGTTATAACCTAGAATTGAATTAACAGCTTCCATTATAAAGTTACCTTCAGCTCCGCCAGCTTGCTTAGAGATAGTTCTAAGAGCAGCAACAACTTTTGGGTTGGTTAAAAATGCTGGATTACCACCCATAGCATTAGACGTGTCCACTGCTTTGATTAGTTCAACAATTTTTGCATAAGTAATAGCCAAACCATTAGTTCCCATAGCAACAACATTACCAGAAGCAACGTTAGGTATTATTCCAGAAGGCTCATTTGTAGCCCCACCCTGAATAGCAACTTGGTCAATTTTTCTAGCAAACTGAGAAACAATATCATTTCTTAATACTGCTTCTACTGAAGGATCAGACTGAAGCATGAGCTTTCTCGAACAATCCACGAAAGACGCCAAAGTCTTAGGAACTAAATTGACTTGCTCGAATACTGCTGCGCCTTCTGTAGGAGCTGCACCTTCTGCAACAAAAGCTGTGTTAGTTGTTTGAGCTGATAACTTAGGAATTGCAACGTTGCCTTTTAGACCTGTCATAACTCTAGCACCCAACTCACCAATGCTTAATTTAGCGTATAAAGCTGAAATAAACTGGTCTGCAAGATGATCTGTACCAACTAAAAATCCACCAGAACTATTTGGTGTAACTTTTTGGTCTCTTTGTCCCCAATTAAGATCTGAAGGCATGTAAAAACCTCTAGCTTCTTTACCAGTTCTTTGAGCAATTTCTTCTGAAAGTTCTCTTTCATAACCAGCTTTAGACCAATCACCAGTAGAACTAGCGTTGATTGCTTTGATTAAAGAGTATTCACTTCTTTCATTCTCGTTTAGACCTAGAACTGCTGGTGCAACTTCTAAAGGCTTATCATTAGAAATTGTGTCTAATAATGATCCTCTAAACTGTTCAACAGTTTGTCCATTTTGAATAGCACTATCAGCCAAATCTCTTTGGTTATGGTGCTTACCTAATGCTTGAATTTCTCTCACATTTTTTTGCATTTCTGCTTTAGCAGATTCAGTCGCTTCACTTCGGATAGCGCTTGTATCTATTTTATTTTCTGTTTCCATTTTAATTTCCTTAAAATTTAATTCTTTTTTATTTTTAGAACGTCCTACTCCAACTTTTGACGAAGTGTCAGCCGGCAAACTTACCAAAGAAATTTCACGCGGACTCCAATTTACAGCCCTATAGTGATCTCCGTTTTTATCATCTTGCATACGTTCCATTTTGTTAATTTGATATCCCACGCTGATATTTTTTCTAATACCATCACGGACATCTTCAAAGATTTCTGAAGCAAGCTCGCTTTTCCCAAAACGAACAATAGCAACCGACCTAGCCGCCTTTTCATCAATCATAAAATCCTCTACAACACCAATTTGTTTAGACATATCATGGTCTAACAATAATGGTGCAGTTTTTGAATCCATAAATTCAGTATCTATAGATTCTCTTTTGTGATCTAAAACTTCTAATCCAAATGAACGTTCAACGCCTTGTTCAGAGCTGACTCCAACTCTAACAGTTCGCTTTTCTTCATCTATATAAGAAGCTCTAGACAAATCAATCGTTCTGTAAGCAATCTCACTAGAATTTGATCTATCTACATCACTTTCAACTTCAACAGCCATTTCTTCTGGTTCAGTTTCTACGACTTCTTCAGATTCAGTTTGCACTTCATCTATTTCAGTTGTTTCAACTTCATCAGTTTCAGAAATGGTGTTTTCAATATTAATATCATCCATTTCATTTTCCTCGCTAGTTGTTATTAAATCATTTGGCATAAGTGTTACCCTCTCCCACCAGTTAATTGAGTAACCCCACAATTAGGTAATTGTTTCCCATACGCCCTAACTTTCATCATCTTCACCTTCTATCTCGGCTGGTACTGGTGCTTTATTGCCGAAAGGTTGATAAGCACTAGTAATTCCATACTGCGCCATAAGGTCTTTTTCTTTTTGGTGCATTTCCATTAGTTCTTCTGCATCCCTGCCCTGAGAAGCTGCAATATCAGAATATGTAGTAATGCCATTTTGTAAGCCTACAACTGAAGCCTGTATTTCTTTAAGAGGGTCAATCCAAGACCATTCTCTAGCAATGTAATTAGTTGCATCAAAGAATTTATCAAATTTAGCTATGGGCAAGTTAATTGCTCCGGTTGATATAGACATTTCAAGCCATTTTTTAAATATTGGCTCAACCATGTGATCTATCATTAGTTGTTGTGATATTTGGTATGCTGCTCTGTCCTCCAAAGCTCCTTGGCGGATTGAAGAATAATTTACGCTTGATAAATCATTAGATAAAGAATGGTAAGAAATATTTAAACCAGAGGATATTGATCTTAAAACTGATTTAGTAAAAGATTCAAATGCACTTGAAGGGTGATTAGGATCAAAGCTCTTAAAGTCCATGCCTGCTGGTAGTTGTTCAAACGTTCCTGCGGTAGCGTTCATAACTGGAGCATATCCGGCTTCCTCACCATCACCAACATAACTGTTACCATCTGGGCTAGTAAAGAACCCCATCTTGCTTGAACCAACTCTTGCAGCGACTATTTCTGCTTCAAGATAGCCATTTAACATCTTAATATTAGCCATTGCTGTTGATATAGGTGATACGCCCCTAGTCTGCTCTGGTCTATTACATAAGAAAATATGCAGCAGTTCATCTGCCGGTACTCTAATATGTTTTCTTACGTTTGAATATAAAGTGTCGTATGGATGATCTTTAAATAAATAGTATGCAACAGGCTTATCGAAGTCATTAACTTCTACGCCCATTTTTATCTTGTTGCCATTGGAAGCGGTGTCATTATATTCTTCGTCCAGATGGTCTGCTTCATAGAAGCGGATCATGTAGCCAAATTTGTTTGTATTTGTTTGGATGTGCTGTATTAATACTTCGCCATCCCTATAAAGAGTTTCTACAAATAGTTTTTGAGCATCTAAAAAACTCATTCTGCCATTAGAAACGCAAACGCCTTTTTTACACCATTGTTTAAATGCTGTTTCAATTTGCTTATTGGCGTTCATGTCTAAAGTGCCATTATCATCTCTAGCTTTAGAGCTTATTCTAATTCCTGACTTTCCAACCACGTTTGAAATCATTAAGTTTAAATATCTTGAAACGTATGAGTCATTTCTAGCCAGCTCTCTAGCTCTTGCTCTTAATATTCTTATATTAGGTTGAATATCTGAATCAGCACTTGCTGAAGTAGATGAAAAGTCTGCAAATAAACGCCCTGTATTAGCGCCCTGAAAGGTTCGTTGTTTTAAGCTGATTGTTTTTTCTTGCTTTCTTCTTCTTAAAATATTGTTATACCATGCCATTAGAACTGCACCCCAATAGTATTACCAGAAGGATTGCCATTTTTAACCCTTGCCAGCTTAACTTCTTTAAGCCATTCAACTTTATATCTATCTCTAAATGTTAAAAGCTCATCTATAGACATTCTGGAAAGTGATCTGCCTGCAATGCTCATACTTGACTGATCCATGTTTGCACGTCCTTCAACAACTGCTTCTATAGAATCTAGAACAATCTTTACATGTGACCTAAGACCATCATCAACGATAGTTACATATCCTTCATTAACAATAGCTGAAACTGAAGCCGCGTTAGTAACAATGGCTGTCCATTTGTAGTCACCTGCTGTTTGTCCAGTAGTGCTTGCTAATGCAAATAAATATTCATTATTAGACTCAGTTGCATTAACAATAAATGAAGCAGCAGTAGAGCCACTAATTAAATGAAATTTGTATTTTAAAGAATATAAAGATACTGGGTAATCATTGGAAAGATCAGTTCTTTTCCATGCCCAATAATCGCCCTTTTGTAAAAAGGGTTCAACTTCATTAGGGTAATTTGCAGAATTAAACGCGTTGCTCAAAGAAAAACCTCAAATGTTAAAAGATATATCTAATATTTAAGTTATGAGCCAAAATTTAAAAGTCAATACTTTGGGTATGATAATTATAAATCTTTCCAACTGTTAGCAAAGTTGGTGTTACGGCTAGTTCTCTGCCTAATCAATGGACTATTTTCATCAACTGGTATTGTTTGGCTTTGACCTGTAAGCAATCTCTCCTCTATAGCATCCCAGTTAGGGTTCAATATGTAAGCTGCTGCAAGTGAATAACAAATTGTGTCAAGGCTTTCATTTCTGCTTCTTATCTGTTTCCAGAATAAAGTCTTTCTACCTTTTACAAATTTAACAAATCTTTGTTCAGCGGTTAGCATTTCAAAATATTCTTCATCTACTGTTGAAGGAAAATGCAAGGTTGAGTACCCATATTCTGAAGCAAGCCTTGAGTAAATAACTTCTTTAGCTGTATCAGAGCCGACTGGGTAAAGGCTATTTTCTTCTTTACCAACCTTGCTAGGCTTGCCAACAACGCTTTTACCACTTTGTGATTGTCCTTTAATTGCATATATTCTTCTTGCTTTTTTATTTCTAGTAAAGGCATAAACCATTTGAGTTTGAAAACCTGAATCAATAGCAGTACAAACAATCTTCATAACCCTCCCAGATAGTGTTTTAAATGTTGATGATAGATATGCATCTAAATCGTCCCAAACATTAGATTGCCCAGTATTTCCATAGATAACCTTGTACTCAACGACCCACATTTCGTAATTATGGGAAAAAGCTACCACCTGACACTCAGCACGATTTTTCTGGATATCTACCCCACACGTTAATATAAGGGCTTCATCAGGTATTGTATTTGCATCATAGCCTTCCCTTCTAGCCATCAACCCATCTGCTGCAATTGCTTCTTCTGGTTCAGGAGACCATGTTTCTCCAAGTGACGTATTGATAAATGTCTTTAGCATCTCTGGTTGCTTTTTAGCTTCTAAGAAGTTTTCAGCCATATCGCCCCAAGAACTAAAAACAGAATAAAGCTCACTTAAATGGAATCCGGCAATTTTCTTTGTTTTCCTTGTTGCCTTCCATTCCCCATTTTTAAGCATCCAATGTTTTTTTGACTCGTCAATAATGCAACCATTGTCACAAGTGTAAATTGCTGTTTCCGGCTTAGCATCCTCCCATACAACATTTGACCATTTTAAGGTTTGTTTATGATTGCACTCTGGGCATGGTACATAGTAATAACGCATATCTGATTCTTCAAAGGCTGTTTCTATTCTTGATAAGCCTTTAACTGTAGGTGTGCTGCAAAGATATATTTTGCGGTTATAAAAAGTCTGGGTTCTCTTTGATGCTAAAAGAACTGGGTCACCCTCTGCCCCTACTGATTTTTCCATTCTGTCTACTTCATCAATACAGAGTATACGCACACTTCTGCTGGCTAATGAAGCTGCACTATTACTGCCTGTAATATTAAGTGTTGTTCCGCCTGTAAATTTTTTAGATAAAACAGTATTAGAACTATCTTTGGACTTAGGATCATTTATTCTATCTCTCAAAACTGGCGTATCTCTTATCATGTTTGATAGCTTTTCTTTACTATAAGCCTGCGCCATAGCCAGAGAGGGCTGCATTATTAAAATTGGGCTTGGTTGTTGATGTATGTAATAGCCAACTACATTGTTTAATATTTCAGTTGCGCCAACCTGTGCAGACTTCATCCAAATAATTCGTTCTATGTTTGGATCATTAAACACATCCATAATTTCTTTTTGATATGGCGCATAGTCTGTTCTATACCTTCCGCTTATTGCAGATGATTCTGGTGATAGAAATCTATAAGTATCAGCCCATTCTGATATTTTAAGATTTGTTGGTGGCTTCCATAGGCTCTGAACTTGGCTCAGAACTTTCTGAATATTCTCTTGGTAGTCCATCTTGGGATAGCTCCTCTAATACTTCATGTATGTTGTTTTTAATTAATTGCTCAGCTTCGTTAAAGTCTTGGGCTGCTAATACCTGGTGTGCTAGGTTAGTTGGTATGTTTAGCAACTTAGCCTTTGCGTTTCCAACAAAATCACCCCAAGTTGTTCTAACTAATTCTGCTGGTATTAAATTTCCTTCCAATTGATTCACCTCTAGCTCTGCTTTATCGGCTTGAAACTTTTTAAGCCTTGTTGATTCTTCTACCATGTCACCACTTGAGCCAGACTTTTTAAAGTGCGATCCGCTTTTTCTCAGGTGGTTTATATACTCAATTCTGCAAACATCTATATCAACCGGTGATCTACCGCGTTTAATACTAAAAACACCCCTTTTAACTAATTCTGAAACGCTTTGGGGGGACATTCCCAAATGCTCAGCTAATTCAACTTGAGTAGCCATAAGCATCCAAATAAGTTTGATTTAATTTGCCTGTGTCTAAAAAAATAAAAAAACGCAACC